CCTTAGACGATAGCGAAAACCAGACCTATCGGATATTCCGTATGCTCTTTTATTTGATGCATATCTAGGCATTATGTCCTCAAGTACTGAATACTAGGTTGTAATTTAAGAGAAACCCTATCTTCATCCTCGTCTGCTGCCCTTTGAAACTCTTCTTCATACACAACTTTTAAGAGTTGGGTTCTTTCTGGTGCCCTTTTAAGAGATAAATAATAGGCAAGACCCGCAACCATACAAGGAAGAAACCTAAAAGGAGCATCCGTCGTATTCTGGAGAGTGTCTGCGTCTTGAATTCTGTTAACATAATAATAAACTAAGGTATAGGTAGACACGTCTGGAGTGGGCCATACAGTTACTGTAGGCGTTACTTGTCTATCGTAGAAAAACTGGCTAGGACGACCCGTTGACGTTTTGTTGGGGATGTTTAGGTATTCGCTTCTGGATATTCTCGTTATTGAAAAGTCTGTGCTATTTGAATCTCTGATGACTACATCTAGTAGATCTGTAAAATTTGTAGAAAAAGTATAGGATGCTGTACCAGAGGTAAGTGATTGTGTTGCTTGGGTTACTGTCCAAAGATTAAGACCTCTATTTGCCCAATCAGCGAACATAAGGTTAAGAGATCGTCGAGCAGTTTTAGCGTCATACCCTGTCCTTATTTCTATCCCGCACCTTTCGTAGGCTTCCTCTATTATTTCTGCTACGTCAAGATCAAAATCTCTAGAACTAGATGTTGCCATTTACTTTTTCCTCTTCTTTGCACGTTTCGATTTCCTCTTAGTAGGAGCTTTCGAAACTTGCTTTTTCATTTGAGATCGACCCATTGCCATTCTTGGCACTCCTCTTAACAAATTCTTCCCACAAAGGCTTCAGCATTTCGTGATTAGCACTTATTTTAACAGCCATAACCTCCGTTCTTTTATCTACCTCTATTAAAGTGTACCCCATCCAAGAGAGGATACCAAAGGCTCCACAGACTGTAATTCCTACTATTATCTGATTTATCATATCCCCGCTCCCTCTAAATAGGAGCGGAAATAATTTTCTTTGCAATTAGCCATAGTTCTTACGCATAGCTAATATAATAGTGTAAGTATCGGCACTAGAGTGACCTACAGTTGTAAACTGAATGTCCCCCGTAACGCCAGAACCCGCATTATTTTGTATGCCACCAAAATCTCTATAATCGTGATGACCGCTTTGGTTCTCACCAAGCTGAATGGCTAGAACATCTGAAGTAGCGTCAAATAGTATGCTAACTTTCATACCAAGACACTGCCACCAAATTTGTTCTAGTGTTACACCCGTACAAGTAGCACCGTCAGCACCCTTTGAAAGGGCACTTACGTCTACTTTAGTGACGGCACTTTCGCCAGAACCGTCACTTACGTTTGTAAATTTCATAACAACTTGTTTTGGACCATCGAGTATCGTTTGTGAGGCTACTGCATCAGCCATATTGCCCTCCTAAAAATAATTATTCGTTAATTATTCTACTCATTTTTACATAATGACAATGAATTGCTTCAGCAGCCGCTGCCCCCGCTTCAATTCCAATGTAAGGAATTAAATCAATGTCGTCTGTCATAGCTGCCGATTTAGTTGTTCCAGTAGTAACAGAAGTTCCACCTGTGCTTCCAGATGTACTTGTTATGTTGTACTGAACACCATTTACAAAAATAGACATTTGTCTTGAACTATCAAAAGTAATTTTTAAATGGTAAATTGTATCAGCAGCCACAGTAATAGGTAATGCACTAATGTAGTCAGTGCCACCAATACTATGAACAAAATGTAACAATGTATAGTCAGTAAACGCTTCAGAGTTTGTAGCATCAGTCTGAAACTTAAAAAATGCCTGATTAGCATCAGTTGCAACTAACTGGTCATTAGTAAGTTTTAAACCCGCCCAAACTTTTTGGTTATCAATTGCAGGTAATGCGATTGATGTTTCCCAATGCACTTGATTCTCAGTACCCCATAAGCATCCTGCCCATGCTGTCGCAGCAGTATCTAAATGTGGAGTAAGTATTGCTTGATCTTGGTCAGCACCTGCTGTTGTTGCAACAACTCCTGCCGAAGTAGTATTAAAAGTACACAAAGCTGTAGTCATATTAGTTCCAAGTGCTTCCCAGTTTCTATTCAAAGCTCTTTGAACTTCAACTGTTGATACTTGGTCAATGTTCGCATTTAAACCAGGTCTTTGTACAAACCATTCGTCTAAATAAAAACGTCTTGTGTCTTGTGGGTAATCCCCAAGAGTTCTGTCTGATACTAAACCAGTAGTAGAATCTTTACTGATTAGTTTCATTCCATTTTGTGACCGTATTGGTCCTGAAAAAGTTGTATTAGCCATATTTTCCTCCAATCTGGCAATGTCTGCCACACAATGTAGCAGTTTGGATAATTAGAATATAAAACAATTTCGCACAAAAAGAAAGGGCGATTTTACTCGCCCTTCTAGTTGGGAGGGAAACTATGAAATTAGGCTCCTGGTGACCCAAATACACAACGAGGATCTGAGAACCCGAAAGAATATCTCTCACGAGCCTTATACCTCATGTTACCTGTGTCGAAGTCAGATTCCATGTTTGTTGAAAGAGGTGTTCTCTCGAAATGTAAGAAACCTCTTGGGGTGTCAGTCATGATGAAGAAAGCATCAGTATCTGTTAGGAAGTCATTCACAGTATATCCCTGTGGAAGCATTCCCATTGACTTAACAGCATTCACATCATTGTCGGCAGTTCCAGATCTAAGCGCAGAAGCCATCAATCTCTCAGCAACAAACTGTAGCTGTCGAGGAATGATAAGCTTTGTACCTCGAAGTGCAACCTTTAGACCACGCTCGTCCACAAATCCCGCAATATTAATTAGGGCATCCTCAAGAGATGTCTCGTTTAAATCCGCAGAAGTTGAAGGCTCGTTAGATAATGTGCCCCCGTTTAGTAGTGGATGGTCAGTTGCACACAACTCTTTGCCGTCTCCACCTGTTACAGTAGAATCGAAAGCGTTGTTAAGAACTGAAGCCGCTTTGACTTGTTTTGTATGAGCCATTGATCGAGCTAGAGCTTTTGTGTATCTAGCAGAAAGACGGTCATAGAGGTTGTCCTCTACTGCTTCCTCTGTGATAGCAAAAGCCAAAGCAATGGTTTCATGGTTGTATCGAGCAGTGAAAGACTCATTAGCATCATCAAATGATACCACTGAACCCTCTTGCTTGACCGGGGCAGCCCCGAAGCCAGAAAGCATTACTTCTTCTTCAAATGCACGATCTGAAGACTCAGTTGTGAAAATTTCAGAATGTTGGTTCTCATATCGACCATATTCCATACCAAAGAGGGCGTTTAAACCTGGTTCTAACTCTTTGGCTAATTGTGCTCTAGATATCGCCATTATTAGTCCCCCTTATGAAATAGCTGCATCTGCATCGCCACTAGACGAAGCATACACATGGTTGTTAAGTTTAACGACATAAGAGATACCTGCTGCAGAGTGATCCGCGTTAGTCACATCCTCATGAAGACCAATGATCATCAAAGGATTTGAGGGATCTGACGCTTCTGCTGTAGATATATCAATCATAGCACTAGAAAGACCAGTTGTGGAATTTCCTGCAGTTGCCGTAGCAAGTTGTGCTGTCTTGAAAATATCTGCTTTTGCAGTTGCTCTGTTTGTGTTTGTCCCGTCAGAAGCAATAATAAACTTCGTCATTGGATGATCATAAACAAAACATTTTATGTCGTGGTTAGTATCAGCAGTACCTGAACCGCCCCACTGATTTTTAAAGGTAAGTTTACCTGTCGTTGCATCAACGTATTCACAACCTGCAAAAACTCCGAGAAGTTGCTTCCCGTCGCCATCTGCACTAGTTATGATTGCCGCAGTACCGCCTGTAAGTTCGACTTCTACAGGAGAACCTTGGTATATCGCTGAAGCATCACTTTTGATAAAATACTGACTAGTGACATTGGGTCCTCCCCCAATAACACCAATCGGCTTTAATCCAAACTTTACGTTTGTGTTTGCCATATTTAGCTCCTATGCAAAAAATTAATTTTTAGGGGAATCACCTCGACCCCCGAATGAAACTCTAGTTTGACGATCATTTGTGATTGGCATCGAAGGATGCTGTTCACGCATTAGATCACTGTCAACGGCAGTCATTTGTTCACGAGTTCTACCTCGATAAAATTCATTTCTCTCTTTGACTGTTTCGAGAGGCATTCTGGCAAGCATTAATCCACCTGTACCTATAACTCCTGCATACTTTCCATCTTCTATGGTTGGTAAGTCCCTACTGGGGTATTCTTCAGCCCTTACTGGCTCCCATCCCTCATCCATTTTAGTATGGACGTTGACTTTATCGTCCTCTCCACGAGTGGAGATACGAATCCATCTGTGCTTGTATCCCTCTGGGGGTTCAGGTGCATTCAACCTGTTGGGTGGTGTCCAAGGCTTTCTGCGTGAAGTTGCTTCACGGGTCGTTTCTTTTCTCGGTGTTCTATCTGTCATATCTTAGTCCTTCACATATTTTGCGTACTCTTCTAGAGGTACTCCAAGTTTTTTAGCTATCGCTATTTGAGAAGGCGATAGTTTTACCGATCTTCGCTTCTGTTGCGTACTACGAGATGCTGTGGAATTCGCAGAAGCGACCTGAACTCCGTTACTCGTTTTCTGTTTTTCAAACTTATGAGGGAACTCTGTCCTCATTCGTCTATCAATCTCACTATAGTACTCATCGCTCTCCGGGTCAAACCCTTCTTCTTGTATTAATTTATTATGTAGAACAAAAGCTGCTTGAGTCATGATCTCGTTATCGCCAAACCATTCGTTCTTTTCAGCCCAAGTTTTAGCTTTTGGAGACACTTCAGCCTTTGGTTGTTGCTGTTGAGGCGGTGTAGTTGGCTCGGCTTGAGCCTGCTGTTCTGCTGTATCCGATTGATTTTTGGCTAATCTATACCGTTCTTGCTCTATAGCTATTTTCGATAAAGCTTTCTGAGCTTCGAACATTTTTTCGGAGTCCCCGGCTTGATGTGCTTCAGCATAAGCTCTTTTTGCCTGGTCTTCTTGCGACTCTAGCCTAGTACCATATTCAGAAAGATATCCTTTATCAAGATTTCCTACTGTCTGTTTAAGCTTTTTGTTTTCTTCTAAGAGATGCTGTGACAGCCTCACGGCTTCTTCCCTATCTCTTTCTTCTTTTCGATACTTCTCTGTAAGCTTTTTTATCCGAGTCTGAACATTTTTACTGTAATTCTCAAGTTCATCCTCTTTCGGTTCTTCTTTTGTCTCAGTTTGCTTTCCTTCTACTTCTACTTCTTGAACAACTTCTACTTCTTTGCTTTTTTGCTCCTTAATGGAAGGATCTGCAACTTCTACCTCAACGGTTTCTGCTTCTTCTACTCTTTGTTCCTGTTCCATGTTAACTCCTAAACACTATATATGTCGTCTGGATGTTGGATAGTAGCGATAACTTCGTCATCGTTAATAATTCTTACTTCACCACCATCAATTTTAAACCTTGCCCCGGCATATCGACCAATGCAGACCCAATCACCTTCTTTACACCAAGGTTTTTGATCTCCAAATTTATTTTCATCTTTATATGCTGAAGGTCCAACCTTTAACACATAAGAGACAACTGTAGCCAACGCTTCTCTTTCAACGACATCTTCTGGCATAAATACCCCGCCTTCGGTCTTGCCTTTGCCTCTATAGGGCATAACAAGTATCCTCCAACCTGTGGGTTGCGGTAATCTGTCTTTTAGGGGAAGGTCTGGTTCTTTGTTTGGGACTTTGTAAAAGTCAGGAACTAATAATTTGCTCGGCATCTTCTATTCTATTCTCCAGCAGGGACTTAATTTCTTCTTTAGCAAGTGAGAGTCCCCGTGCCTCTCCCACTAAATGTTGATACTGATTCCAATCTTTTATGTTTCCTAATACTAGATCTTGTGCAATATCTTTTTCTCTCTCATCAAATTTATTATACAAATATTTTGCAAAGTCAACAACATCCATACATATAGTCCTTAATTTATTTCAAAGTGGGGTCCGTCAATGAACGGGCGACGGCCCTGGGAGCGACGTAAATCCACATATGCGTTCATTGCATCCTCGGCTGTTCCTTCCCAAGCACGAAGGTCATCTATCTGCCATGCAGCGCCCCAACGAATTTTCAAATCGGTTCTGACAGCAGCTTCTTTCATAGCATCAGCTATCTCATCGTACACCTGGATTTCCCAACAAGGATCTCCGTCTTGGTACGCCATTAAATCCACAGCGTGACCAGTATCGTCATCTTGTAAAAGGTGTTTTGAGTTCATCGTCTGGGATCTTCCGGCATCATAGAGCTTTTTTTGCTCGTCAAATGTCCTCACCCCATAAATAACGCCAAAGTCGATTTTCGTCAGTTCAATAGCTTTTTTAACAGTATCTTGTAACTGTTCATTTACGCCTGCTAGTTTCTGGAAGCTTCTTTGAGATAGTCTGAACGTCATCTTTTTTCTCCTTTTGTTTAATTACTTCATCTGTCCAATCAACAGATTCTTGGTGAGTGTGGGTTTTTTCACAAAAGACACACCCACTGCCAATATACTGATGTCCACAGATTTCGCAAGTAACAACTCGACCCACGATTGCGTATGGTCCGAAAGGATAAGGATTTTTGCCTATTATTTTTTCTTTCTTAGGTTGAAAAGCTTGGAAGCTGACCGAGTAGCGAAGCTCGCAGCAACGATACTGCCTAACGCAACTTGATACCACTGGGGCATCCCCGCAAGTGCTTCAAATCCATCTGCTACTATTTCTCTGCCCCACGAGCCGCAGAAGCTTAAAATAAGGGGTATACTGAAAAGTAGGGTAAGCCATTCGTCTTTCCACGAGGACTGTGAGGCTCTCATCGCAGCTAGATCCCAATCTATTTCGCCTGTAGCTTCTTTCATACGAATAGTAGCTTCAGCCTTTTGTATAGCCGTCTTTCCTTCTATGTAAGAACTAGCAAGACTGCCTACAGAGCTTAAAATCATTGAAAGCATTATTCTGCCTCTTTACACTTACAAACATCACATTTTTTGTTTAATAAGGCACACCAAAGCCTCTTTATATATTTAATCATACTTTTCTCCGTTCTCTTTAAGACTGACGTAACGCCATTCTTTATATCAGTTAATATCTTTTTAGGCATACGCCATAATGGTAAATCACATAGATTCATGTTTTATTTCTCCATTTTTCTTGAAAGCATTACTAGCGATAAAAGCACCAATTATGCCCATATTACTTATCACCCATGTAGAAGCTATAGAACTCAGATGATCAACTCTATCTAATGGAACTATAGGCAACATCAATACAACGATAAACAGTGTAACAGAAATAGCAGAAAACCACACCATATATCTTTGTTGGTCTTCCTTTTTATCCAAGTTGTCCAGACGCACCATACGTTCTTTCATCATAAGTTCTTTGTCTGTTATTATGCCGTTCTTGTCTATGTCTAACTCCTCTGCCAGTTTTGATCCTTTTTCCAATATCTTTTGTGTCATTCTCCGTCCTTCGTTATAACAATAGGTTTACAATACGCTGAGTAGTTTCTAGTCTTTCCCGCTGTCGAGAAGTTTATAATGTCTTCAAACCACTTACATTTTGAAAAGCTAGAATACGTTATTTCTCCTTCTGGAACCGTATTATTCATTATAACTAAGATAAATGCTAATGTTTTCATTTGAATTTGTCGTTTAGTGAGTCAACTACGCTATCTATATTAGGTTCTTTTCCATTCGGATCATACTTACATCGATATTCGGTGGGGCATTGCCCTTCTACGACTAAAGTATAAGTGTCATTTGCGCCCTTGTATAGACAAACTTGCTGACCGTTCTTTGCTTGTACCCTCTTATATCTACGACACGTTATGTATTTAGGGTCTTCTCTAATTCCTAATCTTTTCTCTTGTTCCCAGGTCCAATCACTGAATTTCTTTAAGAAACAAGTAAAACATTGTTTTATATTTTCGGACTGTGCTAAATATATCACACCTTCCTCGGCACAGAGCCATTCGAATGTATATTGACCGCCATCTTTCCGAACACATTTACTGCCACCATCCTCTGTCGATGCCCATAAGTGTGTATACAAAACTACCCAAAATACCAAAACCAATAATAAGAACCACTGTAAGTAAGATATACCCAATAATTTTCTCCTGTAATAGTTTTCTGTCATATATCTCTTTCTGTCGCCTTTTACGGATTTGCCCCTCCATCTGGAGTAACTCATCCCAAGACTTTGAGCCATGCGTAAACATTAAAAACTGTTTTAACTCGTATCGCTGTTCTTCAAGTTTCTTTTTTGCTGCAAAAGCTTCAATAGCCTCTGATTCAATACTACCCCCACCAAACACCTTACGAAACATAGTAGGGTTCTTAGCAGACTTATGCGCTGCATCCACGTCACTTACCGCCCCCATCCATCTAGATAGATCCTGGGACATAGATTCCAGATCTCGTCCTGCTTGAAACGCACGTTTAATCCCCGCAAAGGCGGTGGATGCCGTGCTGACGGCAGCCGTGATCGTAATAGGGTCAAACATTTTAGCCTCGTTGTTGTGTTGACTGCCTTTGTACGTCTATTCTTTCTCTATTTACTTGATTTCTTTCGTCAGCGACTTCTTCCTGCAATTCTAATCTTGCAGCGTCGGTTGCAGCTCGTTGTTGCAGTTTCATCTGCTCAAGCTGTAATTTCGATTGCTCTACACTTGCATCATTTTCTGCTTGCTTTTGTTTAATAGCAAGTTCTTGCATTCGTATCTTTACGAGTGGATCTTCCTGCACCTGTTGTGGTGGGGCAACCGCAGCCATGACCTCCTTCATTAGCTGTACTTCTATTTGAGCGACCCTTTCTTCAATGGAGGCGGGGTCGTTAGCTCCTTGTTCTAATTCATTCATATAAGTCTGTCCAGTTACAGGATCAATCTGTCCTTGCTGTACACCTTGTTGCAGTCCTTCTGCTGCCTCGTTTACTTCTTTTTCTACCATCGCTCTTGCTTTATATGCTATATGCTCTTGAAGATGTGAGTAGAACGTACCCATAACTTGTGGAGATGTCGCTACCAGAGGTGTCTGCATAAAGGTAGTATGTACCAGTATATGAGCATCGTGGCTTTGTTCCGGAAATACTTGTAATAGCTCACCCGCCAAGGCTCTCGCATTCTCAATGGCAGGGTCAGTTGGCTGTGGTTGCGGTGGCGGTGGAAGAATCTCCTCAATGTTTTGTACCTCCAGAGCTTGGTACATACGTCTGTAAGCAGCATGAACATTATGTACTTGTGGGTTAGATTGAGCTAGTTGTAGCTGAGTTTGAGCCAGAGTTACTCTCTGAGCCATAGAAAATATGTTTGGATCGCTTACGGGTAGTACATCCACCCTTGCATCAAAGTCTGTTGATTTTACTTGTTGCTCCGCTCCTGCGACCTCATAAGGGTAAAGAGGAGGTAAGTTCTCTGCAAAAATCCTTGCTAATAGCCTAAACTCCGTTTTCTGGGCGAAATGGAGCCGTTTATGGATTGCTGACATAACCTTCATGCCACGCTCTAACAAGGCTACAGTAGTGCCTACAGGGGCGTTCTGTTGATTTCCTTCACCTATCTTAGCATCTGCAATAGAAACAAAGCGTCTACCACTCTCTATCAGCGTTCCTAGAAGCTGTGCCAGTGTTCCAGAAGGTTCCTTATATGGTAACGGGATAATAGCGTCACGGATGTTCCCACCAGGAGCGTCAATATCCCTAAATTCACCAGGCTGTAGAGGTTCATCGTCGTTTCGTACTCTTACGCCTCGTGCCTTAAAACCTGCAGGTAAATTAGCTAGTGTACCCGCGTCAATCAACTGTCTTAGAATACTCGTGGTTGCTCTTCCTAACCCACCGAGCATATGTATTAAACCAAAACCGTAGAAACCTAGACCAGGCATGAATTTGTAATGGACAAAAAATTGCCTCTTTCTCTTCAATTGATCGCCTTCGTCATAATTCCTACGGATAGACAATATCTCACCACTGTCCTTGTGCACTGTAACAATATAAGGCAGTTTTAACCCTGTAGGTTGTCCGTCTGCCCCCATGTCTTCAAAACCTTCTATGTCTAGGTCTGAATGGCATTCAAGGATGGTGTGGGTTTCTTCCGAATACCCTTTAGATATTCCTTCTAATTCGTTTTTCTTCTCTTCTACTGCCGAAGCGTCTTCTTCAGCGGCAGATAATTCTATGTCCCTATATACTCCACCAAGCTGTAACTTACGCAGTTCGTTCTCGTCCATACGCAAAACATGAGTAACACGAGACGCTGTCTGTACATCACTTGCGGAATAAGGAATAACCAAGTCCTGGGCAGGGATAAACTTCGATACGGCTCTCTGCCTTGTGGGATCAAAGTATACTTTTTTGAAGGTTGACCCAGACAGAGGTAAGTAAAAGAGCATTTGGTCTGTGTCTGGATCGAATTCCTCCATCACTTCCGTGATCTGGTAATTCATGAATTCTTTTATTCTACCCGCCTGTGCCTCACGTTCCGGGGTCTTTTCACCCAAAATCTGGGTTTTTATAGGCCCACCAGACGGTAATAGCTCTTTATAAGCTTGTGACTGAAACTGAGTCACAGATTCGGATATAAGAGGGTGTGTTACCCCACTTGCACCCTCAAAAGGCTCTGTTCTATCGTCATATTGTACGCCAAGCAGATCTAAACCCTTGGTATAGGTGTCTTCCCACTCGGACCTTGATTCTTGGTCTTCTTCGAAAGAAGCTCGTATATCTGAGGATAATTCGCCTAAAGTAGCGTCATCCAACGCTTCGGCTAGATTAGCGTTGTGGTCATACGCTTCTGCCATAACTTCCATAGATTGTTGCCCCATAAGAGCTTGAACAATTGCTCCACCTTGCCCATCATCGAGAACCTCGGCTCCTCCCTCAAAATCTTGAGGCATATTAACGTCGATCTCCACAGACGTTTCGTCCATTTCCACTTCTGGACTAATACCAGAGTCAACTAACGCTGCAAGAGGGTTACGTTCTTCTGCCACTAAAACATTCCTTTAAAGTTATAGCCTGCTTGTCCACGGCTCACGTCTACTAGATCGCCATTATTATATCTAATAATACCTCCATAAGCCTTTTTGGTTCCTTTCTGAAGCTTTTTAAGTTC